CCGCCAGCAAGTTCTTCAGATACGCAAAGAGATTCTTCCGCTCAGCCAATGTAGATCTGGTAGGAAATACCATATCCACAACAGCCAGGCAGTCGTAGGCACGAGTCGGGGCCGGCTGGATGCCCGTCGCCGTTGAAGGCGACGTTTGCTCCAGAGTCGGGACCACGACCTTGATCGTCTCCTTGTAAGCATCGGAGCCCTGTGTAGGGCCACGAAGTCCAAGGGAAATACGACCAAAACCAGCGACAATCCCACCGGACCTGTCATGAAACTCAGACAGGGACGATGTGACGATAGCTGGGGCGAAAGTGTGGTTCACGGGAACAGCTTCCCCGTTAGCCAACACGATAGATGCTACAGCGGCCATTATGGCCTCCTTAAGCGGAAAGTATATGCATCATGCATATACGGTGAAACACTACCCCATGAAATCACGGGATAGTTTTGAACCCACGCTATAATCGAAGTCGAGAATTCGACGGAGACTATAGCCTCTTAAGGTTGGCACTAAAGAGGGCGATTGCGTTGACAATGTGCGTTGAAGAGAAGGGGCTTCGTAGACGAGGCGGATCAACACTGGGGAAACTCGTAAGAATTCCCCGAGTGAAAGATACGTCCTCGAATATGTCCACCCCTCCACTCAACGTCTTGTTCGCATTCGCCGGACCAGAGGGCCAACGAAAAGAAGTTTCAACTCTCGTCCGTTTTATCGTAGACGTAAAGCCCCTCACGAATGAGAGGCCCTGCGTTGCAGACAAGTTACGGAAGAAGTCGCCAACTGGCAAAAACCAGTCAACGACGAAGCTGAAAGGAATAAGCTCCCAAGCTAAGCTTAGTGGATCGCTTAGGCCTGTGTTACGTAGCGAGGCTATAGTGCTCGAACTTAGAGAGAAATCAAGTTGTGTTTTAGACAAACTTGAAATCCTATAAAATTCGAGACGCTCTAACCCCGACATGCCTTGTGTACGGTTGCCAGAAATTTCTGAACGACCGTTTCCAGTGACGCGGAAGAATGACCCGAAATTAGTACGTGAGGTTGCCCCAGATAACGAATTGTAAATATCGCTATAAAGGGGCTTCCACCCGTATTGATACTCGAGCCATAATTTCGCGGCATCGGAGCCACGAGGCCTACGTAGGACACGACGTGCGTCACGAGACGTCACGGCAAGTGCAGAAAGGACCATTTTAGGGTCCGCCCTGTAGATACCGAGAGCCGCGCGACTAAGTCGCGCAAGTACTAACAGAGTAGACCGATAGGTCTGCCCGATCTCAGCGAGATTCACAGCCCAATTAGCGCTTTGGTCCATTGCGCGCAAGCGCGCGGAACTATTCGCTTTAGACTGTGAATCGTCAACAAATGGGATCGAGTTATATCGACCACCCTCAGAGCCCACGTATTTCCACACAGTCCCTGTGTAAGGAACTGGCGAATTACTAGGGTTGAGGATTTTCTTTATACCTCTGTTGGACTTGCGTAAAGACATAGTGTATGGATTCAACGGGATAGGCCGTACATTTGGCCATCCCGGAGTTCTAGTCCAAGTTGCAGTTCGGAAATACGCTTCGCCCTGAGAAAACCCTGAACCTCCTGTACCAGGAAGGTTCGTATAGGGAAGATTCTCAAAACGTTGTGTAGAACTCGACGGCATTTGAACAGAACTCCTTTGAAAGTTGGATCCACGCGCTAGGTGCTTATGCACCACCATCATTATGATAAATAATGGTGGCCAGTAGCCGCC